GCTCGGAGTCAGGGGCGAGGTCCAGCATCTGCCCGCGCACGCGCCGGACAGCCCTTCGTGTCCGAACCGGGACCCACCGGTTCGTTACGAAGGCGCAGTCCTCAGTGAAGACGAGACCTCGTCGCGAGACGAAGTGCTTTCCTTCACTGAACTTCGCCCCCGTGGCCTCCGCGGCTCGGTGGTAGGCATCGACGGCTGGTACGGGCCAAGACCCGACCAGATCGTCTCCGCAAACCGCCGTCCGATGGAGAACCAAGGAGCGGAGTGGCGCCGGGACGGCATCCGCCGCCTCGCTTACCCAAAATAGTTGGATAAGCGAGAGGAGCGACCAAGTCGTCGGGAGTCCCATAAGGATTCCACGACGGCTTTCGAAGCTCTCCCCCCAGGGGTATCGTAGCCACATCGGGCCAGTTAAGGCTCGAAGGGCACATTCACCCCACGGGGGCAGCGGACGGGCTGCCAGGATCCCGTCAACGATGGCGGCCACCAGGTCGAGCGGAAGGAGGTCCGATGCCGAGGTTAGATCCGAGGACACCGTAACAAAGTTACGTGCCTCCGGCATCCCCCGAGCAAAGGCCCTCTCGACCGCTCCCCGATGGTCCCCACCGATGACGGTGGCAGCCCTACCGTCCCGCCGGAGCCCAGCGAAGAGCCAAGACCGCAACCAGTGACCTAAGGTCACCAGGGCGGCCGGACTCTTCGTTACCACCCGGGCCTTCCAGCCCCGTTCCGGAACGGGTAACACCGTTGCGGGCGGGGGCTTTCCGGCCCAGGAGGCAACCTCCGCAGAACATTGTTCGCGAATTGACCAAGAGGTCAGCGGTAAACGCTGGCCAGCGAACGATGTCGAGCGGGGGACGAGCTCCGGGTGCGCGGCGATCGCCGCCTCCCTCACGGGAGAGGGGGCGGTACGTCCACGTGAAGCCCGATAACGAGCAACACGCGAAGCGTAACCGCCCTCTCGCCGGGACGCCTCTAGGCATGACGAGTCCTTCGTCGGAATAAAACCGACGGAAGGGCCGCTCGCCAGCCGGCGCCCCGCCCAATCGAACGCGAACATTCGCGCTCGGTGAAGGAGGTCGGCGGGGGTTTGGTGGGAAGAGGAAAGGGCAGCGGCGTGGGCCCGAAGGCTCCGTTCCGCCACCCTTTTGTCGCCCTTTGGGAGGGCCCGTCCAAGGTATGAAACCTGGATGGCCCCCTCATTGGAATCGACAAGGGTCCGGAGCGGTCCCCGAAGGTACCGCACCAAGACCCCCCCTTTCCGTTCCGCCAAGGGGCTGCCACATACACCCCAACGTCGAAAGGCCGAAGCCTCAGACTTAAGGGTGGCGATGACAGCCCCCGTCCCCTGGCGGACCGACTCGCGTGAGATCCAACACGCGAGTCGCACCAAACCCCACGCGCCATCGCGGCCGGGTGCCGTGGCCAAGTCTAGGGTTTTAAACCCAGACGCGACCACAGCTGCGAGCACGGGAGCCCAGACGTCCGGAAGAAGACGCAAGTCTTTCCGGACGCCCAAGCGACCGTGCCCGCCCCGGCGGAGGAGGGAGTGGAGTATCGACGGAAGGCCGGGATCACGGATGAATCCGTTCATCCGTCCCCCCGTCGTCGGCGTCAACCCCGTGACCCCCCCTAAAGGGTGGGAATCACGGGACAGGCGCGCCGACGCACGGATGGCCTTCGAAAGCGTCAATCCCGTAAGGGAAAAGACGTTTCGATGTCGATCATCCATGGTCGGCG